ATGCCTAAAGATGTTTATCTTATGGCTAGTCATCACGATCAAAGTGGTGAAGTTGATTTCTTGTATGATGATGACTTCGAAACTGACAACGAGTTTTCAATGATACTAATTCAAAGATTAGCAGAGTTGGAAAAAGCATCTCAGAACCTAAAGAAGAAAGGTTATTATAAAAACTGGGATAAAGAATATTATAAACATACAGTACAAACAAGAAAAAAACTAATAAGGAGTATACTATCATGAGAGGAATGAAGAAGACAGCAAAAAAAGTCAATGGCAAAAAGAACCCAATGATGAAGATGGGTAAGAAAAAAGCTAAGAGTGGCGGAAAGAAAAAGAGATAAACAACCCCCTAAGACTAGAAAATATTTTAGAAAAACTAGTTCCGGGGCAGGAATGACCAAAGCGGGGGTTAAACGTTACAGGCGTGATAATCCCGGATCTAAATTAAAAACAGCAGTTACAGGAAAAGTAAAACCTGGTAGTAAAGCTGCTAAAAGACGTAAATCTTTTTGTGCGAGATCAGCAGGCCAAATGAAAAAGTTTCCTAAGGCTGCAAAAGATCCAAACTCAAGATTAAGACAAGCAAGAAAAAGATGGAAATGTTAAGGAGAATAACTATGTGTGAATATTGTGGCGGAGAGTGTGTCTGTAGATAATGCCTCTCTATCAGTACGAAAATAAAAAAACTGGCGAAGAGTTTGAGAAAGTCTTACCTATCGCCAGACGGTTTGAGCCTTGCGTAGCACCTTACATAAAGTTAAAAGTTGTTGCACCTAAGATATTAAAAATATCAGATAGTAAAGGCAAAGAAGATAAATTAAGAGAAGATATGTATACAAAAGCACAAACTGCAAAAAAAGAAAAGGCTGTGCTAGAGGCAGATACTAAATACAAAGAAGTAAAAAAAGAATTTAAAAAAAGATATGGAACTAGTAAAAAAAGAACCAAAGAAGCTAACTGATAAACAACAAGAATTTTTAGATGTATTGTTTACAGAAGCAAAGGGAGATCCTAAGAAAGCAGGAGAGATAGTTGGATATTCTCCTAATCATTATTTACAAGTTGTTAAATCTTTAAAAGAAGAAATACTAAATAGAGCAGAGTATGCTTTAGCACTTCATTCAGGTAAAGCAGTACAAGGAATGATTGACGCTTTAGATGAAGACGGAAAGACTCCAGGTGTTAATATTAGAATGGAGGCAGCTAAACAAATACTAGATCGTATTGGTATCGTTAAGAAAGATAAGATAGATATTAATGCACAAGTTGCTCATGGTATATTTATACTACCACCAAAAGATGACTCTAATAAAACGCAAAGCTAGAACAATTCCTTATGGGTATAGGCTATCAGAAAACACAGATTATATAGAACCTGTACTCGAAGAGTTAAATGCATTAGACGAAGCAAAAGAGTATTTAAATAATTGTTCATACAGAGAAGTAGCAAAATGGTTAGAACGCAAAACAGGGAGAAGTATATCGCACACAGGGCTAAGAAAGATACTAAATAAAAGATGTCAGACATTGAACCCCCAAAACCAAAATCCAATCTTGGAAGAAAAAAGGGAATAGTACAAGAAAAGAAATACTTCAGTAAAGAAGTAAAAGCTAAACAAGCAGCTAAAAGGTCGTTAAAGGCACAGGATCTTAAAATAAGAAAAGCCCACGATACAATACAAAATGCAAAAAAAAGAAAGCAGAAGATTGTTAAAGCGAATGAAGCTTTACAAGGCTCGTCTTCAAGTGTTATGGTTGAAGATGAAGTTAAATCTTTACCGCCTACAGTTAAAGATTATGTTGAAGACAATGTATTATTTAGACCCAATGAAGGGCCTCAAACACAGTTTCTAGCAGCTCCAGAAAGAGAAGTATTCTATGGTGGTGCAAGAGGTGGTGGCAAATCATATGCCATGCTTATTGACCCATTACGTTACTGTCATAAAGAAGCACATAGAGCACTTCTACTAAGAAGATCTATGCCTGAGTTAAGAGACATGATTAATCATTCTCAAAGACTATACTCAAAAGCTTATCCTGGTGCTAGATGGAGAGAACAAGAAAAAGAATGGAGATTCCCTTCAGGTGCTAGAATCGAGTTCGGATACGCAGAGAACTTAACTGATGTACTTCGTTACCAAGGTCAATCATATACTTGGATTGGAATAGATGAACTTCCTCAGTATCCGACACCAGAGATATATAACTTTTTAAGATCCTCTCTTAGAAGTGTAGATCCTGAAATACCTGTATACATGAGGGCAACAGGCAATCCAGGAAACGTAGGATCACAATGGGTAAAAGAAATGTTTGTAGATCCTGCAGAACCTAATACTGCATTTGATGTAAACATAGATACAATAGTAGGTAAGAAAACTATTACTAGAAGATTTATACCTGCAAAGCTACAAGATAATCCTTATCTAATGCAAACAGATGATTATCTAATTATGCTATCATCTTTACCTGATGTGCAAAAGAAACAGTTTTTAGAAGGAGATTGGAGTGCATTTGAAAACTCTTCATTTCCTGAATTTAATATATCTACTCATGTAGTTCAACCATTTGATATACCAAACAATTGGTTAAGGTTTAGAACATGTGACTGGGGCTACTCTAGTCCAGCTTGTTGCTTGTGGATAGCAGTAGACTTTGATAATAATTTTTGGGTATACAGAGAACTATATACAAAAAAAATTACAGCAGATATATTTGCTAGAAAAGTTTTAGAAACAGAACAAGGAGAATATATTAAATACGGAATATTGGACTCATCAACTTGGTCAAAGAGAGGAGATGTTGGTCCTAGTATAGCAGAAACAATGATAAGAGAAGGATGTAAATGGAGACCGTCAGATAGATCTCCTAAAAGTAGAGTGGCAGGAAAATTAGAACTACATAGAAAGTTAGCTGTAGACCAAGAGACAGGGCAACCTAGTTTAAAAGTATTTTCTAATTGTATGAATTTAATTAGAACATTACCAATGTTGCCTATTGATAGAAACAATCCTGAAGATGTAGATACTCATGCTGAAGACCATGCTTATGACGCATTAAGATATGGTGTAATGAGTAGATCAATGCATCCTAATAGTTACGAAGCAAATAGATTTTATAAGGAAGAAAAAAACTTTAAACCTGCAGATAGAGTATTTGGCTATTAATGGAGTATCTTGTAATACTTGCATTATCTCTATACGAGGAGCCTGAATTAAAGTTTTATAATTATAGAAGTGTAAAGTTTAACGATCAACAAACTTGTGAGATCTTTATAACTTCTAAACAAAAACAGCTAAAAGAAAGTATAAGATTTCAATTTAATCAAAATAATAAAGTAGAAAGTTATGCTATAACATGTTGGTCTTCAGAAGCATGGGATGAATATTTAGATTCTATTTTTGAAATGAATATATGAAAAGCATAAAAGTTGGATATAAAAATTATAGTTTAGAAGAATGGAAACAAACTGTAGCTAGTGCTAACGAAGCAACAGGTCAATTCTTTTCTAAAGAAGGTGTAATAGGTTATGCTAAAGATGAAACAGGTGTATCACATGTTAACACAATCTTACATGAACTTATGCATGCCATTGTATATCAATGGAACATAGAACTAGAAGATAAAGTAGAAGAAACAATAGCTACTACATTATCTAATGGTTTAACAACAATCTTTGTAGATAATCCTAAATTATTAGATTATTTAAAAAGTAAAATACAGGAGGGGTAAATGGCACAACCAGTATTAACTAAATACAAACAGGGTGATCTACCACAAGATTATCCAAAGAAAGCAGATAGAATGAAAACTATCAACTTAGATGTAGAAGCAGATCCAAATGTTTCTACAGAAAATTTTCCAAGCAAACAGGAAAAACAAGTACAAGAGTCATTCTTTACAATGGCTGACGAAAAAGATTACTAGGAGGTAATATGGATATTTTAAAAAAATATACACACGGAGAAGTTTCTAATGTTGCAGACACTGCACCTAAAAAAGAAAAGCCAAGTGCACAACTTTTAAAGAAGTATGCTCATGGTGAATTATCAGGAGCTGCAGAAGCAAAAGCTGGTAAAGAGGGATTAGAAGGTTTCGTATCAAAGAAATATACACAAGGCTCATTTAACGAATAGATGGCGATTATAAAACCTGCAGATATATTATCATTAAATGATGAGGACTCTTTAGAATCTAAAGAGTCTTTTGATGTATCTAACTTAGCAGGTTATATTAGAAGTAAATTTGTTGATTCAGAAAATGCTCGTCAATTTGATGAGCAAAGATGGTTAAGATCTTATCGTAACTATAGAGGTATCTATGGTAATGAAATGGCTTTTACAGAAACTGAAAAGTCAAAAGTATTTGTTAAAATAACAAAGACAAAAGTATTAGCTGCATATGGTCAATTAATTGAAGTATTGTTTTCTAGCGGAAAGTTTCCGATAGGAGTACAACCTACATCTGTACCTGAAGGTATATCTGAATATGCACATGTATCTAAGTACAAAGAAGATAATCGTAAACGATTTACTAGGTGGTTTAAAAGATGAGTATGAATCTGCAGAGTTTAAAAAAGGACCTTCTACAGATGGTGCTAATGAACCGCAAATTAGTCCTGCAGAAATGTCTGCAGCTAATATGGAAAAATTAATACATGATCAACTAGAGGAATCTAGTGCTGTATCTGTATTAAGACATACATTATTTGAATCTGCATTACTCGGTACAGGTATAATCAAAGGACCTTTTACATACGAACAAACTAAACATAGTTGGGTAAAAGATCCTGACACAGGTTCTAATAATTACACACCTAGAGTAAAGTTAGTTCCAAAAATAGAATCAGTATCTTGTTGGGATTTTTATCCTGACCCAGACGCTACTAGAATAGAAGATGCTGAGTATGTAATACAAAGGCACATATATACTAGATCACAAATAAGAGATCTAATGAATAGACCTTACTTTAGAAAAGAAGCAATAAAAAATTCTTTAGCTATGGGTCCTTCCTATGAGCCTAGAGGATATGAATCATCTTTACAAGATAGAGAATCTACAGATGAACTTAATAAAAATAGATACGAGATATTAGAGTATTGGGGTACACTAGATACTGAACTAGCTAGAGAAGCAGGTATAGAACTTGATGAAGATAGTGATGAACTAGATGAAGTACAGGTAAATGCTTGGGTATGTAATGGAGAGATAATTAGATTAGTATTAAATCCTTTTACACCAAACAGACTACCCTACTTAATATGCCCTTACGAAATAAATCCATATCAGTTTTTTGGTGTAGGTATTCCTGAGAATATGGATGACTCACAAACTATTATGAATGGTCATGCAAGAATGGCTATTGATAATTTAGCATTGGCAGGTAATCTAGTATTTGATATAGATGAAACAATGTTAGTGCCAGGTCAAGATATGAAAGTATTTCCTGGTAAGATATTTAGAAGACAAAGTGGTATGCCGGGTCAAGCTATACACGGTGTTAAGTTTCCTAATACATCACAAGAAAATTTAATGATGTTTGATAAGTTTAGACAATTAGCAGATGAAGCTACAGGTATTCCTTCCTACTCTCATGGTACAACAGGAGTACAAAGCACAACAAGAACTGCAGCAGGTATGTCAATGTTAATGGGAGCTGCAGCTTTAAGTATAAAAACAGTTATAAAAAATATTGATGATTTCTTACTAAGACCTTTAGGTGAAACATTGTTTGCATGGAACATGCAGTTTAATGATAGTTCGCCTGAGATAAAAGGAGACTTAGATGTAAAAGCTAGAGGTACATCATCTCTAATGCAAAAAGAAGTTAGATCACAAAGACTACTAACATTCTTACAAGTTGCATCTAATCAGAACCTTGCTCCTTTTGTAAGATGGCATTCTATACTATCAGAGATAGCAAAATCTCTAGATATTGAACCTGAAAAATTAATTAATGATCCTGAGAGAGCAGCGATCTTTGCAAAGATAATGGGGATGGCAAATGGTAACAAACAAACTGAAAGCAATAATCAACAGTCCGCAATGGCCACTGGTGGAGGAACTCCTGCAGGAGCGAATCCAAATGACATTACAGGGGCTGGTGGTGGCAACATCGGTACAGGAGGTGCACCGACTCCAGGGGAAGGTGGCTTCGCTACAGGAACTCCTGAAGATGAGGGAACAGCTTAAATAAATGGCAACACAATATTCAGGCAATAATATGCAACTACAATATGATCCTGAAACACAACAGTGGTCGTATGTAAATGTAGCACAAAATTTTATAGATACAAATTCTTTTACATCTACAGATCCTCAATTTCAATATGGTAGTGATAGTCAGCAAGATGATGATGAAGATGATCCTATTTCAAACCCATGTCCTCCAGGATATGAACTTGTAACTTTATCTGATGGTAGCCAAACTTGTAGACTAATAGAACCTATACAAGATACTGGAGATAGAGAGGATAGACCTGAACCTCCTAAGCCTGATCCTTTTGCACAAAATAAAGAATCAGTAGAATCTTTTTTTGAATTAAAAAATGAAGGCAAAATAGATTTTAATACTTACAACTCTAAAACTAATTTAGTAGAATATAATTCTAATCCTAATGAAACTACATTAGGGCAGCTAGCAAAAGCATTTGTTCCGGGAGTAGATGCTATAGAATTTATAGACAATGCTATGGATGAATCAGAATTAAAAAGAGCAGGTATGCTAGTTGAAGGAAAAGATGGTAAGAAGTTTATAAATCTTCGAGCAGTCCATGATGTAATGAAAACAAAAGTTATGAATCCTGGAGTACCTGAGGGTAATGTACTAGCAAATACACCAGGCTATTTTGGTTTAGATGATACTAATAATTACTATAAAAATTATCTTGAAAATATGAACATTAAAAAAGAAGATATGAAAGTATTTGGGTCTACTGATATAGGTGTAATATTTGATGAGATGATGAAATCTGAAAATAAATTTAAACCTAATAAATTAACAAATCAAGGGTTTGAAACTTTTGGAAATTCTTATTTCTTTAATGGTAAAAGATTAGATCAAGCAGAAGTAAATAGACTTATACAGTCAGGAATTACTAATCCTAATGATATAGTCAATGAAATAAAAAAAGATGAAAGAAAGTATATAGAGTCTCAAGCAGCTAAAGATAGTGCAGATCAAAACATATTAGATGATATAGACGATGCTGTAGAAGATAGCGGAGGAGATAGCGGTAGCGATTCTGGTCCAGGGTCACCGGGCTATGTAGCACCAGGCACAGGATCAACAGGAGCACCAGGTAGAAATTATGGAAGTGATGCTGAAGATAATAGAAGAAGAAGACAAGAACAGAATCGACAATTTACTTCTTACGGTCAAAAACAAGCTAGAGAAAGACAGCAAGCTGCTAATAAAGCAAGAAAAGAAAATAAACAAAATAGAGGTTCTATGGGAAGCGGTCAAGCTTTTGGCGGTGGATCAAGAAAAGGAACAGGTGGCGGAGCACCAGGATATAATTAGGAGATAATATGGCAAACGGAATGATGAACGATCCAATGGCAACTCCCCCACAGGGTGGTATGCCACAAAACAATATGGCTCAAGGTCAAACAGTATCAATGGATGATGCTGTATTAGATATGCATTTAACAGCAGATGTAAAAAAGGCACTACAATCAAAAGGTGTAGATATATCTGCAGTACAAGATAAAGGTCCCAAAGAACCTGTAATAGTAATACCAGTTTCGGTTATTAGTAATAGATATCCTTCAGATAGTGTAGAAGGATCTATGAAAGAGTTTATAAGTGACATGACTCAAAATAACCAACCAGTTTCTGCATCAGCGATGACAGAAAGCCCTACTCCACCACAAGGTGGATTAGGATCACCAACAACAATGGACAGGCCACCTATGACTACTTAGTCATAGCCCCAGTTAAAAAGAATAAGGGCGACCTGTTCTTCCACAGCACCCAAAGGAGACAAAATGGAAGAAAACAACCAAGAGATCCAAGAGCAGGATCAAACAACCGAGGCTCTTCTCGAGCCTACACCTTATCGAAATAAATACAAAAAAGATTTAGATAAGGAAGAAACAGAAGATACAGCTACCGTTTCAAAGGACACATCTGATGAAGATGCGACTCCAGATGAAGAACGCCCTGTAGATGCTGAAGAGAAAGTGTTTAAGAAACGTTATGACGATCTTAAACGACATTACGATTCTACTTTAGTAAAACACAAAGAACAAGTAAATTCACTTGAGTCTCAACTAAAAGAGAATGTTGACAAAATAAACTTACCTAAAACTAAAGATGAGGTAGATGCATGGAAACAAAAGTATCCTGACGTTTATGATATTATTGAAACTATTGCATATACCAAAGCTGAAGAAAAAGCTAAGAAGGTTGAAGCCGATCTTAAAAACTTAGAGACTGAGCAAATAGCAGTCAAACAAGAGAAGGCAGAAGTCGAACTAGCTAGATTACATCCTGATTATCAAGACCTTAGAAAGAACGAAGACTTTCATAAGTGGGTAGATGAGCAAGATGATATAATTAAAGGTTGGTTATATAGTAATGCAACTAATGCAAAATTAGCAGCTAGAGCAATAGACTTATACAAATCAGATAAGAATATTACAAAGCAAAAATCTAATTCTAAGTTAGAAGCATCAAAGTCAGTAACCTCTACTAGTAAAAAAGATGTAGACGCAAGCGTAAAGAAAGTTTGGAAGGTTAGTGAGATTAGTAAATTAAAACCAGCTCAATTTGAAAAATTTGAGAAGGAAATAGATCTTGCTAGAAAAGAAGGTAGAATTGTCAATGGCTAATCTTTAACAATCTTATAGGAGGATTATTATGGCAATATCAAAAGCGGCAGGTTACGATAACCTACCTTCAGGTAATTTTTTACCTATTATTTACAGCCAAAAGGTCCAAAAGTTCTTTAGAACTGCATCAGTCGTAGAAGACATTACTAATACTGACTATGCAGGAGAGATTGAAGCCTACGGAGATACTGTTAACATTATTAAAGAGCCAACAATTAGCGTAAGTTCCTACACAAGAGGTGGGCAGATCAACATCCAAAACTTAGCGGATGATCAGCTACAACTTACAGTAGACCAAGCTAATGCGTTTGCATTTAAAGTTGACGATATCGAAGAAAGACAATCTCATGTGAACTTTGAGGCTTTGGCAACATCTTCTGGAGCATATGCTCTAAAAGATTCTTACGATGAAAATGTTATAGCAGCAATGGTATCAGGTGCAGGTACAACTATCGGTTCAGATGGTTCAGGTACAGACACTGGTTTTGGTTCATCCGAAACAGATCCATTAGAAATCATGGCGAATTCATCTAAAAGGTTACACGGAAACGATGTACCTTTTGAGAACAGATGGTTCTTAGCTAGCCCTGAATTCTATGAGGCTCTAGCTAGTTCATCATCTAAGCTACTAGACGCATCTGTCACTGGTGATGCAGCATCCCCTCTACGAAATGGTAGAGTAATGGATGGTATCATTCAGGGTTTCAGATGTTATATGACTAATAACTTTGCAGCTTCTTCAACATCAAATTACTTTAAAGTATTATTTGGTCACATGTCTTCAACTGCTACTGCTAATGCAATTGCAAAAACAGAAGTAGTAAGAGACCCTGACTCATTTGCTGATATAGTAAGAGGTTTGCATGTGTTTGGCAGAAAGGTACTTCGTTCAGAAGCACTTATGGTTAGACATTTATTAATAGACTAATAGGAGGATAAATTAAATGGCAACAGTAGATAAAACAACTGGCGGAACATCAGGACATCCTTCTACTAGAAGGAAACCTTACTTCGTTGAAAACACAATAGACTTTGATGTATTCAACCCAGAAGCTAATGACGTAGTACAGGCTTTAAATGTACCTGCAGAAACTTTAGTTATCAATGCAGGATTAGAAGTCTTAACAGCTTTATCGGGTTCTGTCACCTTAGATTTAGGTGATGGCGGAGATGTAGATAGATATGTCGATGGTGACACAAACGCAGTAGGACATGCCACTACAGTGGCTAATGCTTCCAACTCAGGACATGTATATGCAACAGCAGATACAATTGATGTAACAGTCCTTGGAGCAACAGCAGCAGTAGGTAAAGTGCGTGTTTATGCAGTAATGTGTGATGTAAGCGGTTCAGACGAAACTGCTTCTAACTCATCATAATAATATATAATAGGGGGGAGTCATACTCCCCCTTTTTAACATGAAAGAAAATAAAGTTTGGAATCTTACAAACACACAAGTAGTAGAAACTACTGATGAAGATTTAAAAAAAAGATTAGAAGAATTAGAAAATAAAGTAAAAGAATTAGAAAGTAAATTGGAGGCAATAGCATTTCTTAAATAATGGCAACATACTTAACATTAGCAAATAGAGTTTTAAATGATTTAAACGAAGTAGAACTTACTTCTGCAAATTTCTCTAGTAGCAGAGGAGTACAAACATCAGTTAAAAACTTTGTTAATAGAGCCTTACATGATATATATAATGAACTTGAAGAATTGCCAAGTTTACATAAAGAAACATTTCAAGATACAAATGCAGGTCAAAGAGAATATGATTTACCAACAGCAGATTCTCCTCAGTCAGGAGACTTGCAATGGCGTAAAATAGACTGGGATACATTCTATTTAAAACCAAAAGAATTAATTACTAATGGTGAGTTCACATCTAATATAAGTAATTGGACTACAATAGCAGGAGCAGGTAGTGCAGCTTATAATAGTGGTGGTAATGGTAGATTAAGATTAAATGATTTTGCAGCTCATCAATCATTTAGCACTAGAGTTAATACAGAATACAGATTACAAATAAGAGTATTTGATTCTAATAGCACAGGGCAAGCTTTAAAAGTACAAGTAGGAACTGCAGCAGAAGGTACACAAAATTTAAATACAACATTAACAGTTACAGATTTTGGAGAAGGTGAAGTATTAGATACTACATTTACAGCTACATCTCAAACAACATTTATAACTTTAAATAACCCTAGCACAGCTACTAACATGGATGTAGACTATGTAAGAGTTTCTAGAAACATAGGACCCAAAAGATTAAGATATATATCTTATGATGATTATGTTAGACAGTATGCAGAAAGAGATAAAACAAATTTAAGTTCAGCACAAGGTGAGCCTAAGTATATATACAAAACACAAAGTGGTAAATTAGGTTTATCGCCTGTTCCTGATAGAAGCGATTATTCTATAGTGTATGAATATTTTAAAGAGCATACTGAATTATCTGCTCATGGAGATACTCCTGATTTAGATGATAGGCATGCAGATTTAATTGTAACAAGAGCAAGATACTATGCATATAATCTTAGATCTGATCCTGATCATGCTATGATAGCACAAAAAGAATTTAAAGACGGTATGAAAAGATTAAGATCTGATTTAGTTACAAGACAGGAATATATGCGTGATGAAAGAGTTAATCTAAGATACTATGGCAAAGGTATAATGTAATGCCAAATACATCGCAAATTGCACCTACAGTTGTAAGTTGTTTTGGAGGTTTAGTTTTAAACAAAGATGTATTCTCTATGAGACCTGGAGAAGCTTTACAATTAACAAATTTTGAACCTGATATAGCAGGCGGATATAAAAAAATACTAGGCACTACAAAGTATAATACAAATATAGTACCTCAAGTTTCTTCATCAAGTGAGATTGTAGATATGGTAGCTATATTTAATGATGTAGTTTTAGCAGCTCGTGGTGGTACAATATCTCGTGCAGGAACATCAGGTAGTTGGACATCTGTAGTCACAGGCAAAAGCACAGCTAATCGTTATGACTTTGAAAGATATAATTATAACGGAACAGAAAAGATAATGATAGCTACAGGTGGTGATGCAGCTTTTAGTATAGATACTAGTTTTAATGTAGATGTAATAAATGCAACAGATGGCGGAACTGCACCAACTAATCCTAAGTTTGTAGCATCTTTTAAAAATCATATGTTTTATGCAGGTATGTCAAATGCTGTATCCACAGTACAGTTTTCTGGACCTTTTACTGAAGATGATTTTAATACAGGTGCAGGCACAATAAAAGTAGATACAACTATAGTTGGACTAAAAGTTTTCCGTGAAGAATTATTTATATTTGGTGAAGATAGAATATTTAAAATAGCAGGATCATCAAGTTCTGATTTTGTTGTAGTCCCTGTTACTAGAAAGATAGGATGTGTCGATGGTAAGAGCATTCAGGAATTAGGTGGTGACTTAATCTATTTAGCACCTGATGGTCTAAGAACTATTGCAGGTACAGAAAGAATTGGTGACGTAGAATTAGGAACAGTATCTAAACAAATACAAGATAGAATATCAGATATAGGAACTGATAACATAACCTCAACTATAATTAGAAGCAAGTCTCAATATAGATTATTTTTTCCTACAACAGCACAAACAGAGATATTAGCAAAAGGTATTGCAGCAGTATTAAAAGCAAACCCGGAAACAGGAACATTAGGATTTGAATATGCAGATATAAAAGGCATAAAGCCATCATCTACTGATTCATTTTTTATTAGTGATGTAGAAACAATAATACATGGTGCATATGATGGGTATGTATATAAACAAGAATCTGGTGGAGTTTTTACAAGAGCAACAGGCTCAGACACAATAAGAGGATTTTACAGATCTCCTGATATGCCTTTAGGAGATCCTGGCATAAGAAAAAGTATGCAAAGAGCATTAGTTAACTATAAAGTTAATGAAGCTATAGATACAACAAATCAAACATTTAGACTACGATATAATTTTGATGATACTAATACACCACAACCCAATTCATATTCGTTTTCATCTGCACAGGTGGCAGCGTTTTATAACAGCGGTGTATATGGAGTATCAGCTTTTGGTTCTTCAGGATTCCCTTTAGAAAGAGTATCAGTAGAAGGATCAGGATTTGTGGTAGCATTTAAACTAGAAGATCAAAGTTCAAAACAAGCGTTATCATTACGAGGATTTGAATTAGAATATGTTAATGGAGGAAGGAGATAATGGGGGCAACCTATACAAGACAAAGTAGTAGTAGTATTGCAGACGGCTCAGTAATTGAAGCATCTCATTTTAATAATGAGTTTGATCAATTATTAGCAGCCTTTGCTTCTAGTACAGGCCACACTCATGACGGAACTGATGCAGAAGGCGGTCCGATAACAAAGTTATTAGGTAACACCCTAACCTTTGGTGCAGGTACAGCAGGAACAGATATTACAATTACCTTTGATGGTGAGACTAATGATGGTGCATTAAAATGGATGGAAGACGAGGACTACTTTGAGTTCTCAGATGATATACTTGTAGCTAGCACAGAAAAATTACAATTTAGAGATACAGCAATATATATAAATTCATCTACGGATGGGCAATTAGATTTAGTAGCAGATACTGAAATACAAATAGCAGCTACCACAATAGACATTAATGGTAATGCAGATATATCAGGTAACTTAGGAATAGGCGGTAATTTAACAGTTACAGGAACTACAACATTTAATGGAGGTACATTAACTCTTGGTGATGCTAATACAGATAACATTGTATTTGGTGGAGAAGTAGATTCAGATATTATTCCTGA